TAATTACACCAACAAGGTGACGACAAAGCATAAACGCTTATATGTCGCCATCTTGAGGGAGCTTAGGGTAAAGCACAAGTTCGAAATCATCAAGCCTTTGCCACTTTTCCTTTTTATAAACAGCCTTTTCTAAAACTGACTTTAGGAGGCTGTTTTTCTTTTTGGGATCATCTGTTTTAAAGTACAGATCAAGAACATGCTCCACTTGAGGTATTGTGTCTTTCTTGACTTTTTCCTTCTTTATTTCGGTTTTAATTTCTTTCTTTAAGTTTTCCATAGTGGAAGTAATTTCAGTTATACGGTCAGAAACTACATTCGAGCGTTCTAAAAACATATCGACTGTGTAAACGCCACGTTCTAATAAATCATGTAAATTATTTTTTTGTTTTTGGACATCCACTAATTCTTTTTCAAGCTTGCGTAATGCAGCTTCATTCATTTGAATAACTTGTGTTTCTTTTAATTTGTCATCTTGCTTATGTTTTTCAAAATCAGCTTTATAATTGATGTACCATTCTTTTAATGCCTCGAGTAAACGCTTCTCAATTAATTCAGTATAACTTGATTTGTTTTCACAGCCGCGGTGTTTACAGTCCATCGTTTCTTTTCGATTCTTTGGATAACGTTGTACCATACTGTAACCACATTTAGCGCATTTAATAATACCAGCCAATGGATTTTTTATTCCGTTCGTATTGTAGGGAATGTGATATCTTGAGTTTAATTTTTCTTGTACTTGTTCAAATAAACTTTCCGGTATGATTGGCTCATGTTTGCCATCAGCAATAATCCAATCTGATTTATCTTGTCTTGCACAACTACGTTTCACAGCGTCAGGACGTTTTACTTCTTTTCGCTTTTGCCACGTTACTTTTCCGATGTACACATTGTTTTTTAATATATCCAAGATGCTGTAGGGGTTCCATTCATTACCTAGCTTACTTTTGTAGCCAAGATCATTTAACTTGCTCCTAATTGCATTTGCTCCCATATCCTCATTTGCATACCAATCAAATATCATTCTAACGACAGAGGCTTCTTCTGAATTAATTGTTAAAGTACGTTCTCGCTTATTTAAACGATGGATATCATATCCGAATGGTGCATGTGTGCCAAGGTAATTACCAGCCTCTACACTTGCGACACGACCGCGTTGCATACGTCTCGTAATAATCTTTAATTCTTTACGTGCCATAAATGCTTCAAATTCGCTGTATTCTTCATCCCACTCATCATTAAGGTCATAAGTCTTCCTAGGTGTCATAATCTTCGTATTCGAGCGTTTAAACGTCTCTAAAATGATTCCTTGCTCTTTCATACCACCACGACCCAAACGGTCCATATCCATACAAAGAACAACATCATATTTATTATCTTCAATCTCTTCAAGTAGCGCTAACATCTCAGGGCGTTTCACTAAGCTCTCACCAGAAACGATTTCCTCACGAACAGATAAAACATTTAAGTTCATTTCCTTGGCAATTTTCAGCAGGGTAGTTCGATGTTTTGCTAAAGTTTCGCCTTCACCGCGTGCTTCGGCCTCGAGATCAGCACGGGATTTACGTAGGTAGATTGCGGTTTTCATAGGAATTCCCCTCCCTTTAATAGCTATTATAAACTCTAATAATGAATATAGAATTATTCTTTTCGGATAAGAATATATGTTCTTTTTTATGTTAGAAGAAAAGCCCGCAAAAAGGGCTGTAAGAAACTATTTTTGTTAGTCTAATTTGAATGTGCTGTTACAGTATCCGTATCATCCTCAATCTTGTTTTCGTTTACGATTTTTCTGTATTTCAAAAATACTTTTGAATCGAAATCACATATAAAGAATACATCGTTATCCTTATAGAACTCTGAGAAGTAAACAGTTCTTTTATTATCGATTATATATCCATGTTTTAATTTCTCAGTTTTAATTTTCGCTTCACTTACTAGTGATACAGAGTATTCATGTTGTACTTTGATTTTGTGTTTATTAATTATTATAGTATATAAAGGGAACAGCATAATTAAGAAGAAAAATGTTGTAATTATAGTTTTAATACTAGGGTCTATATAAAAAGAATAGCTAAATAAAATACTATGTACGAAAATCCCACTAACTACTGTGAACATAAATATATTATCGAATTTTGTTTTATCGATTTTTTTCGATTCCGAAGCACGTAAAGCAGATACAAGAATTCTAATTAAGAAAAATCCCCATATTATTAGTAGTAAAAAAGCAATAATACCAATAATACCAATCCATTCATTATTTAAATGAAAGGTTTCAAGAGCAAGGTACAGTAGCAATGTAACAGAAATATTGAAAATAACAAATAGTATGTCCCCCATAATAAAACGCCATATTTGTAGGTTTTTTTGTTGTATTTTTTCTAAAAATAGTTGGTCAATTTCATTAATGGTTGTGATTTTAAGGTTTTTATTAAATATATAAGTAATCAAGGCAAGAACCGCTGTTCCAAGTGCCGCTATTCCAGCGGCTGATTTTATAAGAGTTTCAATTGGTAAATTCAAATTGTATTTCCTTCTTTCATTTAATTTTTCTTGCAATAACCTTTACACATTTTTAAACGAGCAAATCCACCCGGAATCTCATAAATCTCTGCAACTTCTTGAATAGTTAAACGAGTATCTTTATAAGCAGAAACCATTTCATCAGTTAGTAATAACTCCACAGCAAATGTATTTGCTTCAATCTCTAATCAATCTAGAGAAAACAAGGTTTTACTTCTTAAAAATGGAGTAATAGCTTTTGAGTGTAATAGGACACATTCTAATGCAAACTTTAGATTACGATAAAAATTCTTCTACAATTGCTTTACTTTTTTCATATAGGATAGATCTATCATCAATGATGGCATGAACATGCATTAGATTGAGATGACTTAATCCGTCCGTTTCTAATTTTTTATAATATCGCTGTTATTTATTTCACTTTCTATCCAACATAAGCCCACTAATTTTATTAAAAAAATCTAAACACCTTTTTTCAAGTGGTTTAATCACCTGATTTGTTGCACCTCGCTATTTTATCTTGATAATCAAGTGCCTGTTTTTTTGCAATCGGATTGTCATCCATTTTTTCTAATTGAGATAAAGCAGAACGTGCTGTATCGCAATCCATTTTTTCAATTTCTTGTCTCTCGAATCGTTCACGGCGAGAGGCTGCTGCCCTATCGAAAGCTTCCTCTTTCTCCTTTGGATCAGCGGCTTGAAGTTTTCTTATTTGCTCCTCCTTGAATCGCTCCAATTCGGGTCCTTCTATTTTGGGTACTGATTGATTACTGGAATCATTTTCTTCCGTTTGACGTTGGGCTTCAGCTTCTTGACGTTGTTGTTCTTCTTGTTTTATTTTTTCTTCTACCTGACGTTGTTCTTCCGCACTCTTTGTTTCTTCTTGTGCGTGTTGTTCGTCTTCTTTAACTGGATTGTTAGTATCACAACCAACTAGTCCAATAGATAAAAAGAGCGCTGTAAATGGTACTAGGTACTTTTTCATTATTAATCCTCCATAAGTTAATAGAATTGCATCTGCTTTCTTAACAAATATAGGTTTTTAAACGGGCGAATCCTCCAGGAATCCCATAAATCTCCGCAACTTCTTGAATAGATAAACGAGTATCCTTATAAGCAGAAATCATTCCATCGGTAAGTAACAATTCCACAGCAAATGTATTTGCTTCAATTTCTAAGCGATCCACTGAAAAGAAGGTTTGGTTACGCAAGAAGGGAGTATTTGCTTTAGGATGAAGTACAGCATGACCTAATTCATGTGCACAAACAAATCGTTGAGTAGTTTCGTTAATTTAATTATTAATATGAATGAATTTAAAGCGTTTATAAGTGTTGTAAAAACCAAGAGTATTCCCAAGGTCTTCGAACAACACTATAATACTTTTTCGTTTAGCAATTTCAAAGGGGTTTGTTGTGTCGTGTTTTTTTACGATTTTGAGTACGTATTCTTTAATTTCCATTTCTCGCTCCGTTCAATCTTTTTTATACTTGTTTGGAGTGAATTTTTGTTTTGCTAATTGTTTTGCCATGCGCATAGAGTTTTCTAGAGAAATACGAATCATTTCTTTTGTATGTTCGTCTATTGGTTCTCCGTCAAACATTAAAGCATCTTCGCTATTTTCTAAGTCTTTTAAAGTTTTTTCTAAGTCACGAGCGATATCACGAGTATCTTTTTTGTTTAAATCAGGAAGTGCATTAGACATCCTTGATTCATCTTCTCTTCCTAATAAATAATCTGTTGTTACTCCTAAAACATTCGCTAAATCTTTTAGCATTTCGTTTGAGGGAGTGCTATGACCATTCTCATAGTTACTAATGGTGCCTTTAGTGGTATTTACTTTATCGGCTAATCCTTGCTGAGTGAGCTTACGCGTTTTACGCATCTCTTTTAATCTTTGTCTCAACATTTTTAGCACCTCCCGTTAATAAAAAGTACAAAGATATTGTACCTTATAAAGATGGATTGTAAAAATTTGTACAAGAATCTTATACATATAATAAAAGTACAAAATACTTATACAAGGAGCGAGACAGTGATCAAAAATATCAAATTAATTAGAGCTAGGAAAAAAAGTAAGTTAACCCAACAAAATCTTGCAAATAGAATGCAAGTTACAAAATCTACAATAAGTAATTGGGAAAATGGTTATAGTAATCCAAATCTTGAAAAGGCTATCAGATTAGCAACTATTCTTGGTCGTGATATAAAGGATTTAATTTGAGGTACAAGAGTACAAGAATCTTATACTTTAAGGTGGAAAGTAGGTGAGAAAATGCCATCAACTAACATGGCAGTACCAACAGAACCGTCGCATAAACATATAAAAAGCACTTCAAGAGGTGACACTATGAGCCAACAAGAAGAATATGCGGCGACTTATGAATTTGGAAAAACGAAAGTCCATGTCGTGGCTCCTGAGCCAAAATCACAAAAGGATATTGATAAAATCCGTCAAGCATATTACAAGGCTGGTTGGGCCATCATCAAAGAGATACAAGTAAAAGCAAACGTTGAGGAATAGTTCCTCTCTTTTTATACGAAAAGTAGACAAGTTACATATGTACTAAGTTCATTGTAACCATTTGAAAACTAAATATGGAGGCGAACAGATATGGGAACAAGCATATACTGCAATTCAGCAATAGGGGAATTATTACAGAATGCTAGAGAATGTTGTGACAATGTTCAGCTGAAAACAAAGAAAGGGTTATCTAAGTACCTGGGTATTACACATGAACGATTAACCCGTATTGAATCAGGACTTTCTAAACCAGAATTGGAACTTGCGATGGATTGGTGTCATGCAACAGGAGCAAAGTTGAATCAACAAGCAATCAAACATATTTATGGTGTTGGGTTGCCGCCTACAGATCCACGATTAACTCAAGATGTAAATCTACAATTGATGAACTACATTAAGCAAGCTGAAGAGGGAATTGCGGCAGCAAAAGAAATTATGAATCTACAAGTTACAACAAGGTCATGGAAGCATGATGAAAAGAAGAAACATGAATATGCAGTTCATGCAAAAGAAATCTTCGATACAATCCAAGCTACTCAATGTGTAGTACAAGCCCTTGAACAAGTTCATTTTGGCATTATGGAACAAATACAAAGAAGTTGGTTGCAAAAGGCTATGACGGAGAACGTTATTATTCAATCGGTGGATAGCTTAATGAATTTAACAAAGGTGCTGTAAAGGAGGAAGGAAAATGACAGTAGATTATAAGAAACCGAGTTTAAGAGAATACAAGGAATTAATTCGATATGATGCAAAACTAACGGGTGAAATTAAAATAGCAGAATTACTTAATGAAGATTCAAAAACAGTTGAATTAAAGCAAGAGAAGAAATTGTTGGGGATTCGAATCAAGATTATCGAAGCGTCATTTATTTTGAAACATAAATGGGCAAAAGAAAAAGCTACCGCCTAGACAACAGTAGCTGACAATATATTTTACAAAATAATTATATCATTATATTAATTTTTTGGGTAAATTAATGAACTTGTAGTTTCTTCCATTAAGTTTAATTTATACCGAAATAATAGATTTTTAATATTTTTATAAAAAATAGAAAAGTACTGTGCGTGTCGTTATGACCAGAAAGGAGATGTAATTTATGAATGATAAAAACAATCGTCTGCATGATTTAGTTCTTCCTGGGGATTTTTCATTTGCGAATAAACTTCGTAACTGTATGAGTGAATGTATTCATAACATGTTTAATGCAGAATCAACCGGAGAATCAAATCATTGGGAAGAAGAGCTGGAGCGATGTATAAGGGAATTTAAAATGCTTCGTGATACAAAAGAGGAACATGAGGCATCGATGAGTTATCGGGTAGTGATTAAAGATTTAAGAGCAAGAGGAGTTAACGCTTCGTTAGTAACACGTAGAAAATAAAAAAGATCTATCACTTGGCAGAGTGATAGACAAACGGTCTTGCAAAGATCTTAGGATTAATTATATCAAATTAGCATTCGTATAACAACGGAGTGTGCTACATGCTTTTAGACAAATCGTTACATAGAGTGTTGCTGAACCCTAAAGTGTTTCAACAAGCGACATCAGAGCAACACCTAATTTACTTAGTAAAACAATATCTCAAAATAGGATACAAGAATTATCGCTTATTACGTGTAGAGGACGGATTCGCGATATGTAAACGGGAGGATGAATAATATGGCAGTTTATAGACCAGTACATGTTTCATTTTGGCAGGATTCATTTGTTTTAGATCTTACACCGGAGGAGAAGTATTTCTACTTATATTTGATGACAAACAGTAAGACGTCTCAATCAGGAATCTATGAGCTTCCACTTCGTATCATTGAAACTGATACAGGATATAATCGTGAAACTGTTATGAAGCTATTAGAACGTTTTGCTGAATACGGAAAAATTAACTACAACCAAAAAACAAAAGAGCTGTTCTTAATCAACTGGTTAAAATTCAATCCAATTAAAAATGTAAACATTGAAAAGTGTGTCTTAAAAGAGATTCAATCTGTGAAGGACCAGGATTTTTTAGTTGATTTCTATGAAACTTGTTTGCAATTAGAAAAAGAGCAAGATTTTAAAATTCCTCGTATTAAGGAGTATTTATCAGTCCGTTTGGAGGGGCTTATAAGGGGCTTCCAAGACCCTAGCAAGGAAGAAGAAAAAGAAGAAAAAGAACAACAACAAGAAGAACGCGCAGGCGCGGAGGAAGTTGTTGAGGTTAATCCAATTTCTTTTTACGAGCAAAACTTCGGATTCATTACACCTTTTATCGCAGATGGTATTTATGCTTGGGTAGATGATTTAAATACAGAGCTAGTTATTAAGGCTATGGAGATTGCTTTAGAGAAGAATACGAGAAACATGTCTTACGTAAATACGATTTTAAGAGATTGGCATCTTAAAGGCTTTAAAACAGTAACTGATGTTGAGGCAGCTGATAAAGCATTTCGTGCTCAGCGATTAACAAAAGCTCAGCAACAGACACAAGCACCTTATCAACAAAAAGGCTTATCGGAAACTACTAAAAACGTAATACAGCAGCAACAAGCATGGGAGCAGAACATTCCAACAGAAGAAGAACTTGCAGTACTTAACCAACAGAATGCGTGGTTGGCCAAATGAGTAACGATATGATTCGTAATGTTGAAGCTGAACAAAGTGTTTTAGGTAGCATAATCCAAGAAGGCGATTTAATTAAAGATTGTCAGCTAAAGGTAAAACAGTTTTCTTTACCAACGCACCAAGTAATTTTCAAGGCAATGAGAGAATTAGAGGATGCTGAGGTTCCCGTAGATCTTGTTGCTCTCATTGGAAAATTCGATGAAAGCTTTATGCATCAAATTGGCGGAATTGAATTCTTTGTAAATCTAACAGAAGTTGTTACGACTACTAAAAATTTTTCGTATCACGAAGGCTTAGTTATTGAAGCTTGGAAAATGAGACATGCTCAAGAGGTTGCTGGTAATTTATATAATCGTCTTCAGCAAGAAAGAGATATGAGCGCTATTAGTACTTCGATTGATGAATTAAGCGCCATTGAGGAAACAGGTTATTCAGATGAATTTAATTTAAAGGAAACCCTAGTTGATCTGTATAAGAACATGCAAATTGATGTAGGAGATTTAACCGGTATACCAACTGGTTATGACGACTTGAACAGAATGACAGCAGGGTTACAAGAAGGTGATTTAATCATTGTCGGTGCCCGTCCTTCAATGGGGAAAACAGCATTTGTATTAAACGTTGCTTTTCATGCAGCAAGTGCTCATACAGCTACATGAATCTTTTCACTAGAGATGGGAGAAGAGCAGCTACTAAAGAGAATGATCTCAAGTACTGGAAATATAGATGCTACAAAATTAAAGAATCCTAAGAAGCTATGTAATTTAAAGGATTGGGAAAAGATTAGTCAAGCGATGGGATTAATTAATGATTTGCCATTAGAAATTTACGATAAAGCAAATGTCACGATGCAAGAGATTTACGCTAAAACTAGGAAATTAAAGCATAAGTACCCTGATAAAAAGGTTTTAATTGCAATTGATTACTTGCAGCTTATTGTAGGGGATCCAAAGCATAGAGGGAACCGCATGCAAGAAATCGGTGAGATTAGTCGTAAGTTAAAACTGATGGCAAGAGAGCTAAATGTATGTGTAGTTGCATTATCACAGTTAAGTCGTGCTGTAGAAAGTAGACAAGATAAGAGACCATTGCTATCAGATTTACGTGAGAATGGTCAAATTGAGCAAGATGCGGATTTAATAGCATTCTTATATCGTGAAGATTATTATGACCGCGAGACAGAAAATAAAAACATAACAGAAATTATTTTAGCGAAACAAAGGGACGGTCCAGTTGGTGTTGTTGAACTAGCATTCATTAAAGAATTTAGTAAGTTTGTAAATTTAGAGAGAAAGTTCAATCATCAACAGGAGGCTTAATCATGTTGTTACGTCAGGAAGTAGAACGTAGAAAACTAATGATCATTCGTAAATTATTGGGTTTAGGATTAGCTGAAATTAATGGACAAACATTAGATCAATTAACGTTAACGCAGCTTGAAGGGATTCTAATAGCAAGTTTGCAGGTATTGGAGGGGAAAAAACAATGCCAAAGCAATTAACAATTTTTGACGTGGAGCCAGTTGTATCATTTGATCCTAAGAAAGCTCATATTCACCGTTTGAATTCAAAATTACGGTATGCAGATGTGGTTGTGCAAATACCACGCCAAGTCAAAGCGATTGATGAATTAAAACCAACGACAGCGCCTGATGAACGTTATGAGTTGTTTGAAGATTACACAATTGGGATTTGGCGTTATAAGCGAGTGGAGGATAAACAATTTGTATGGGAAGAGGCAGAAAAAATGTGTAAGCAAGCAAGGGATGAAAAAAAGCCGATTCCAATTCGGCTCCATCTATCACTGGAACAATCATTTGTTCCGGAGAATGTTGTGCAATATCTATAGACAAATAAAAAAAGCTGAGATTACTCTCAACTTACTTCGACAAAGTAATTATAACATATGGGAGTGATCTTGGTGGGAATTAGAAAAGAAAATATTGTTGAAATGACAGCTGAAATAGATTTGAAAATAAACGGAATATATATCGTTAAAAATGGTCGGGTTCAGCTAATAGAACCACCTCAAAGTGGATTTGGTGAACAATCATTTGTATATCAAAGTGGAAAAGTAATTCGGATGGAAGAGCGGAAAACACAGTTATTATAATCAAATTTGAATTTTATTAAGAAAGAGAGATAGGGAATGTAATTCGTAAAAAGGCGTTTTACTAGATTAGGAACACTAGCAAAACGCCTTGTGGGTAGTACATCATACCCATCAAGCTAACCAAAATAGGTGGCTCGACTTGAACTAGCAATTGTACCTGCCCAACCGCTAAAAACTACTAATAATTAAAAAAACTTTTTACATAACAATTTAATCCTTTATAGAAAACTACGAGGGGTTAAATTGTTCAAAGAGTATTCCATTTGAGGTCTAATTAATTTAAGTTCTTAAATGAAAATTTGAGGGAAACATTCACGAACACCAGAATTTCTTAATGAATTAAATAATGCTGCACTGATTCTTAATAGGACGTTGTTATCAGTTCCATCTTCTAAATCGTATATTACAAAGTATGAGTTATCGACTGTGAAAATACATTTTCGTTCTAATTTAAATCCAGGCGGTACAGTTGGAAGTGTATCAACTGGTACAATTACAGGTGTATCTCCTTCATCTCTGATAAAATTGAACGTTTGCTCGTCAATTTCATAGATATTAACTGGATCAATTTCTACACCTTTATCTGGAATTGTAATTTCATCTTCAACTAATAAGAAAAAACGTTGGTTTCGAAAATTGAAAAGAGATCTTGCTCCAATTTCAAATGATGCCATTTTATATTAACCTCCTTAGCAACTTTTTATAGGTTTAAAGTTACTTTTATACAATATGTTAGATTAATAGATTTGGTTACGGCACGTACTACGTAAATTACTAAATTAGGGGTCTCGCCCTATGTCTATCAAGCTAAGGTTATGAAGTATTCCAAAAACGATAACAGAGCTTCGGTGTTACAAGAAAGTTAAAATTTTCGTTCTGGGGAATCTATAAAATTTTAACTTGATGGCGATGGGGTAGTACATGTTTTTTGGGGGAAAGCGTATTAAAAAATAAATAAAAGCGTTATTTTATAGTGATGCAAAAAGAGTACATATCGAATATGTACTCTTGAAAAAAGGAAGTGTAAATAAGTGATGAAACACTATACTACAACATATGCTTGTCTCATTTAAAAGTGCAAGGAATATAACAAAATAGTTATTTTGTTATATAAAAAACATGCACAAAAATTGTGCATGTAAAGTAAAAGCTATGTCTTGTCTATGTAAATATATGCTTAGTTTATATAAATCGTGTGTATGTTTGAACGAAATGGTTATTTGCAAATATAAAGAGCGCTTTTTAAGGCGCTCCATGACCAAAACTAAAATTGAAAAAGAATACCACATGATATTTTATGTATGTTCTTAATACATGTGCAGATCTTTCTTTTGCACAACAAAGCAGCTAGTTAATAAAACTAACTGCTTGTTGTACAAAAGAAACGCTGCGCTTACAGAAATAGTTTGTAACTTTAAGTTGCAAAAATAGTATGAACAGGTTTGAAAATGTTATGCGGAAATGAAAGAAAATAAAAAAGAGCACCATGCATAAGTGCTCTTTAAGATAGGAGGTAACACTTTGAGCTGGATGTTTAGGTTAAAAGTATATGATGTAGAAACGGAATAAGACCTAAAACTTATTTTTAACTAAATGCAAAAGAGCAGCTAGCAAAAGCTAACTGCTCAAATAAGGAAATCGGAGAAAGATAACCATGTGTCTACATTATTGACGGAATATTGAGTTTTATTCAAGGGATAGATATTCATAATTTTTAAATAAACGATAATATCTATGTAATACACGGAATATTTAAAGTTTATAAGGGAGAAAGGAGGTATAGGTGGTATGAAAAAAAAGAATGCCAGGGTAGTTAGGGTATTTATAGCAGGTCCATTTTTTAATGATGAACAACTTAACAGGATAAAGAGACTAGAAAATGCGCTTGGTAACAATCCTTTTGTTGCAGATATTTTTTCAGCTAGATTTTATCAACATGAACATTTAACTTTTGGATCTATGGAGTGGAGAACTGTAGTTTTTCATAACGATTTAAAATATTTAAGAAGAGCGGATGTAGTAGTGGCAATTCATGATTTTGTGAATGGATGTGTAGATAGTGGCACGGCTTTTGAACTTGGTTACGCATATGCATTCCAAAAGCCTATTATTTTGATAAAAGAAAAAGAAAGTATACCTAATCTTATGTTAATTGAAAGCTTACATGCCTATCTGGCAAATATAGAAGATATTGTGACGTATGACTTCATTAATATGCCACGTATTCCATATAAAGGGCCACTAGTGTGAATTTTTTCAGTCTCTTAGATGTATTAAGAGACTGGTTTATTTAATAAAACTCAACAAAATAATCCTTTTCTAATAAAAGGTTACTAAAATATGAGAAAATGATATAATAATCCAAATTACACATTTAGTCCTACTGGAAGAACCAGCGGACATCGAACTATAAGAGCATTAGTGATATTGCTCTGTAGTTTGGTGTCCGCTTTCTTGTTTTTATTAATAAAATATATAAGGGGTGTTTTTATATATGACGCAATTAACTTTCTTACCTAAAATTGATCGCAAAGCAACGCAGACTCGTTTAGAAGAGATTCTTGAAAATGTTCGTATTTATAGACAATTTGGGATGATTAGACATGAGATGAAGGTTACAGCATCTAGCGAGGTAAGATATCACGGTCCGACAAATATAGTAGGGAAGCCAGCTGAAGATATTGCTTTAGCAAATGTTGCTATGAGTGAAAGAGAAGTGAAACTACAACGTTTATCTTTTCAAATTGATAAGGCGTTAAGTCGTTTTAGTAAAAACCAAAGGGATATTATTGTAAAACGATATTTAGAAGATGAAGAAGTCTTTGATTACATGATTTATAACGAAATTGGTATGAGTGAGCGTACGTATAGACGGAATAAATCTAATGCTTTTTATAAATTAGCTTTTGCTCTTAGATTAGAAGTATATGAGGCAGAAGAAAGTGGAGGTAATGAATAATGAATTTTGTTCAACCAATACGTGACCCAGAGCAAATACAGCAGTTAAAAGAGTATTTTAAGGAAAAGAGCTTACGTAATTACATTCTCTTCATTATGGGTATTAATACAGGATTGAGAATCTCGGACATTTTGAAATTGAAAGTAGGAGATGTCAAAGATAGTCATATATCTATGCGGGAAAAGAAAACAGGGAAACAGAAGCGAATACAAATTACTGCAGCACTGAAAAGAGAGCTTAAATGGTTTATCAAAGAAAGGGAAGATAATGAGTACCTATTGAAAAGTAGACAAGGTAGAAATCGTCCAATCGGTCGTAGCATGGCATATAAGATATTAAGTGGAGCAGCGGCAGAGTTTGGATTAGATGAAATCGGAACGCATACCCTAAGAAAGACGTACGGGTACCATATGTACATGCAAACAAAAAACATAGCATTACTCATGGAGATATTCAATCACTCGTCAGAGAAGGTCACGTTACGTTATATAGGTGTTAACCAAGATGCAATGGATAAAGCAATGACTAGGTTTAAAATTTAATTATTGCTTATTTCTTTTTCATTAAAAGTTAAGCACCCCAAATCCCCTTAAAAAAGTTGTATTTGGAATATTGTAACAAAATAAAAAAAGACCCTACAAGAGAGTCTTTCATCAGCTAATATTAAGCTTTTTGAACATTAGTAGCTTGTAGGCCACGTTGTCCTTGTTCTACTTCAAACGTTACACTTTGTCCTTCGTCTAAAGATTTGTAA